CTGTCCAAGTTCAAGGGCATGAAAGCTGGGGTCGATGACAGAGATTGGGAACGCGCAGCCGACGAAATGGTCGACTCGAGGTGGCATGATCAGGTTCCTAACCGCGCAAAGCGTTTGGTAAAGCGAATGCGTGACCTTGCAAAAGCCTGAAATCATTAGATAAAAACATCGATTCTCGTCGACCTCAGTATCGATGGACGTATCATTATACCTCGAGGTCGCTGAGATTTGACGTTTTGGTCTTCATCCCGCTGACTTTGTCGCATCGAGCGCCGTTCACTGTATAAAGACTCGCGGTCCTAGGATCTTCTTCTATACTTTGCACCATCTCAGCCGACCGTACATTACACTGGCTTATTGTTTCGTATGGTCCGCGTATATCTTTCAGTGCTTTGCACTCTCCCGGCGCGGAAACCAAGCAGATTAGTATCATAGCTTCAAACATCTTCTGCATCCTTTCGTTTAGCGATGAAGGTAAAGCTATCATTTGGAATCAGGGCTACCTCGTGTATGTCTTGAGGGTCGTTCCTATCAACTCTACCACCCTGTTTCGTATTGTATGTACTAGCGGGGTTAAGTTTAGTGTAACCTATTTCATCCGTCCAACCCACAACCAGTAGAACTGGGATGTTCAGGTTCTTTGACAGGGCTTCTGCGGACAGAATCTTGTGAAAGGACAGCAGGAATGTATCATACTTGTTCTTGTGGTTTGTTCGACACTTGATCTCAACCAGCCCCTTGATCATCCCACCTGCGTCGACAGCATAGTAATCTACAGCAGCGTTCCTAGCTGCCGGCACTAGCGTACATCTCCACCTAGCTTCCAGTAAATTTTTTATAACCTCTTGGTTTACGACATCCTGCCGTGATTCATACAGCGGCCTCATCATTATTCTCCGTGTCTAGGTCGAGATACACAAACACCTGTGCCTCGCAATTAGGACATGAAAGATTGGTGACAATACCGTCACCGCCCCTTTCGTTTTCATAGTCGTGGTCTCCACCCCAGATAAGTTCTGTCGTGCAATGCCAGCAGTTCATCCTACTTCTCCCCAGTTGTCGCCCAACTCTGCATCAACCTCGAAAGGAATCTTTAATCCCTCAACACAGGTTGACATAATTTCAACAATCCGATCAGCCTGTTCCTGAGATTCAATGCTGAAGCACAGTTCATCATGAACCGTCAACATCGGAACTAGACCCTCGGCGTAACAATCCACCATAGCTTTCTTAGTCTGGTCGGCACTTGAACCTTGGATTAGTTTGTTCAAAGCCTTGTATGTAAAAGCCGGACGAATAGCCTGACGACCACCATATTCCTTGGCTGCTTCCTCGAGCTTCATTGCCTTGTGGTAGCCGTAGGCTTTTGGTTCCCACATATCGAAGCGGCACTTACGACCAAGGTAGGTACGAATGTGTCCTACTTTCTCTGCTTGTTGAGATGCCATATCTGCAATGCCGCGAACAAACGGGACCTTGGCGTTGTACTGGGACAGTAGTTCTGTCGCTTCTTCCTCTGTCACATCCAAGGTTGCAGCCAGCTTCTTCTTGCCCATACCGTACATGATGCCTAGGTTCACTGTCTTTGCTTCCTTACGAGTGATCCCTGCCAAGTCTGCCACCATCTGGTGGAAGTCCGCATCGCCGTCGTGATACATCTGAACCACGTTGTCGATCTCCGGATGCCGCGCTGCCCCTTGAATGCTGGCGCAGTAGTGTGCCAGCCAGCGAGGCTCTTGTGAAGCATAGTCAAAACTTCCCCACTTGGTGCCTTCTTCTGGTATAAAGAGACCACGGATCATTTTCTTTATCTCTGGATCGCGCGCCGGTATCTGTTGTAGATTCGGATTGCTTGAAGAAAATCTTCCCGTCACAGTACCACCGTCATCAGACCGCAAGGGGTTGAAGTCACAATGGATACGTCCGTTATGAGAATGCTCGAGAATAGTTTCAATAAATGTTGTGTTGGCTTTGTTAAACTCGCGAAGCTTAACGATCTTCTGCGCCACAGGATGCGGGTGGTTGGCAAGAAACTGTTTTGTAAAGGACGGAACCCCCGAGTTGTCTGTCCTATGGTACTCAAGCCCAACGGCGTCGAACGCCTTTGCAATAGATGTAGCGACCCACGGCTCAATAGTGACGCCGGTCTCTTCCTTTATTTCTTTAAGTAGGGTTACCTCTCTGGACTGCAAAAGCTTACGCGCGCGTTCGGCAGCATCGATGTCAACCCGAACGCCTTTTGTTTTCATGTCAAGCAACACGGGAAGCAGACTAATCTCGAGGTCAAAGATACTAGAAACTTCGTCCTTGACGATGTCTGTGCGTAGCCTGTCCCACAAGCGCAGGGTAACGGCGGCATCTTGCTCGGCGTAGGCACCAACAAATGTTGATGGCAGCTTCCACATACCACTCTTCGGATCCACACCAAAGTATTCGGCTGCTTGCTTCAGGAGCTTTTCGTTCTTCCACTCACCCAGATACTCTCCAGCCAAGGAGTTAAGGTTGTAGTACCTACGGTTCTCGTTAAGCAGGGGCGCGGCAATCATTGTGTCGATGATGCGCCCTTCAACCTCGACCCCTTCAGCGCGTAGCCAGCCCAGATCATACATCGCATTGTGAAAAACCTTCTCGATGTGCGGCGTAGCCATTTGCTTTTTGAACCAGTTCATGACAGCGGTGCGTGGCATGTTGCCCCCGCCTTCATGCTTGATAGGAAAGTACCAAGAGCTATCCCCCGCAGCCACGGCAATACCAATAATGTACCCGTCCTTGCGTACCCAGCCCGGTCCAAGAGATATCAGGTTTGGATCTCTTGTCTCAAGGTCAACTGCGATGCGCTCATGACCGGTCAGGTCTGGAAAGGTTGAAGGCGGATGCCAGTCTTGTGACAAAGGATTTGCCGCCTGCTGTTTAATTTCTTCCTGATCTTCAATGTCTGTGCTGTCACGCATAATAGGAAACTCACCTCTGTTTCTGGGATCGTCGATAAAGCTAAACTGATGCGGCTTAGTTTTCTTCATCGTTAACTATCTCCCCGCCCAGTGCGGCGTACCCAATGATGTCTACCCACGAGTCGTTCTTGGTCATGTCTTCCGCCAACCGCGCCAGCTTAACACCAATCATACAAGCGACCACCTGTTCCGCAGTAACAGCGCGACCAAGAATGATACTCCAGATCGTGGCAATGCGTTCGTGGTTGAACTTGGCAGGCCCGTACTCCTTGGCTCTCGGCCCGTTGATTAGTTCTTCTGCTTTGTTGAGGAAGTCTTCTCTGGTTTTCATAGGTAGAATCCGTTTCTTGTTTTTGGTTCAACTAAATGCAAGGCTTTCTTAGCCCGTGTAATACCCACATAAAAAGTCCTGACCTCGGAATCTTGATCAGGACTTTCTAATGCAGCTTTTGTAGAGTCGAGAAGAAGCAGCACGTTGTCTGCCTCACCACCCTTGGCCTTATGGATCGTAGAAATTTTTAAACGAGGTTTGTCTGTAAGGATCCTCTCCCCCGCACGGCGGACAGAAGTTATATATATCTGCTCCTTCTCCGACACCTTCACTATCTCGTACCACGGTGTCTCCTTCGACACGGGCCACAAGCATTTCTCTGTAATGTCGTCGAGAGTATAGTCTTGATCTGGATCTAGGGAGCGGAGTATAGAGCGCCCAGACTTGGGCAAAATGTTTGGTCTGATTTGTTTCTCGAAGGTCTTCAACTGTTGGGCAGATAAAGCGTGTCCTTTGCATAAGCGTAACCATACCTCAATTGCTTCTAGGATGTTGGGGGATACAGACCAACCAGAACCTTCGCGGTAGAATACATAACCGCTTTCTTTAAGCTGTGTAGAGATTTGATTTGCAATGTAATTTGTTCTTGCAAGGATTAACCACTCACCGGTTCTGATGTCTACATCCATAATATCATGATGCCAGACAACTGTCCCCTGATGAGTGGCAGGATTCCAAATTTTTTCCTGACGCACACCTATTCTCTTGACAAGGCGACCCGCTACATCGTGCACCTGCGCGGGTATCCTGTATGACTGCTGCAATATCTCCTTGTTCTCACAAGCTCCCAAGAAGTCCCGCACCTGAACACCCATCCACGCATAGATACACTGATCGTCATCCCCCGCATAATAGATACGTTTAGCAATAGGACGTAGCACCCCGAGAACCATCTTCCACTGTAGCGGTACAAGGTCCTGAGCCTCATCGACAATAAGGACATCGATACTCGGCCCTTGGCCCTCGGCTATAAAGTTCTCGATCATGTCCACGAAATCAAACTTGTTGGCTTCGCTTTTGTATGACTGCATAGCGTTGCGAACAATTCGTGCTTGCTGATAGCTTAGGTTATAGTCACCTGTCTGATTGAACTGATCTGCTAGATCGATGCCCCTGACCCTTGCCATCTGTATCATAGACAGATAGGCGTCTCCGCTTTTTCCGGGGGTAAACAACACCCCATCAGAGCTAGTCAGGCTAGAGTTTGAGCCGAACTCTAGCCCGACTAACTTGCCGAGCGCAGCGTAGTCGCTGCCTCTCATTACTTGACGGGTGTTCATCCCGCTAAATTGAAATGCCATAGAGTGTAAAGTGCGAAACCAAATCATCTGCTTCGGATCCATACCCAGCACCCCAGCCGCACGAGTTCGTGCTTCTTCAGCAGCTTTCTTGCTGAAAGAAACAAAGGCAATGCGGTCAGCAGGTGTGCCATTCTCTAGCTCCTGCTTCACGATGTTAATCAGCTTGGTTGTCTTGCCAGTGCCGGGAGGACCGAAGATAGTTGTTTCCATCAGAACGGAACCTCCGAAGTTTCTACATAAACGTCTGGTATTTCTACCTCTCCCACAAACTCTGGAACCCACCATACACGCGCAGCCTTCCACTCACCACGAACTGTCTTAAAGTTTTTTACACCGTGGGATTCTTCGCCACCATTGACCTCTTTAATCCGTTCTTGAATCTGTGCTCTAGTGTATTCATCAAAGCGTTTGTTACGCAGGTAGTTCATCAAGCCCTCGAGCCGGAAGAAAATCTTACCGTCTTCTGGGTATGGCTTGCCGAGCAGTAGTTCTTCTGCCGACTGAGCCTGCACATTACCAGTGCAATAGTTTTCTAAGTGGTCAATGAACTGGCCTTTGTATGTTAACTCTTGTGGCACCTCGATCTCGTTCAGGTTGTCCATCATAGAGTTGACTACCGTGTGCCAGTCAGCCGCCTTCATAGCTTGCGGCATAAAGTTTAGCTGCTCCATACAGGCACGTTGAAACTTCAACGGAACTTGTAGCTCCTCTGTCGTTAGCTCCAAGCGCCGACCATTCACGTCCATAAACCACAGCCTTGGCTCAGACAAAAT